GCAGCAACTGCAGATGGCGACGTTATCGAAGTTATCGCATACCCTAACTAATCTAAACTAAAATCATTATGTCAGCAACTACTGTTCAAAATAACTCCCGCACTTTCGTAGCAGGTGAAGCACTCGATGCCTATCTGCTCGTAAAAGTCGAATCAGACGGAACCGTCATAAAAGCTACTGCTGCAGCAGCAGAGCCTAAAGTCGGATTCACCATCGCTCCAGTCGCTTCTGGCGAGGCAGCTACTATCTCTCTAACGCATGGCGGCGGCACAAGCTACGGCACAGCAGCAGAAGCTCTATCTATCGGTGACATCGTCTACGGCGATGCTGCTGGCAAGTTGAGCGCATCTGGCTCTAGCGGTGATAAGATCGGCATTACTCTAACAGCAGCGACTGCGGACGGCGACGTCATCGAAGTCACTCCAATCCATTCCTAATCAATCATAATCAATTAGAATTAAATAATCATGAGCTTATATACTTCAGCTACATTTAATCCAGTCCTCTCAGAGGCACTTAACAAGATCGGCGAGAACAAATTCGTCGGAACTCAGATCCTTCCTGTTCGCGATGTCGCGACTAAGACAGGTCAGTATCCTGTATTCGGCGACGACCAGTTCGATCTTAACGCATCGGTAGCTCGCGCTGCTGGTTCTGCATTCGCTCGTCGCGACTTCGCTTACGGGCAGCAAGACTACTCCTGCCAGCAATACGCTCTCGAGGGTCTGCTTCCAGACGAAGATCTTACTAAAGCAAGCGACGACGGCGTATCCGATTCGGCAGCAGCTATCGCTCAGAAGCTTCAGCGCGATATCATGGTAGGTCATGAGCTTCGCGTCGCAGCAGCTATCAATGGCGCAGCGTTTAACGCGACTGCTCAAACAGGCGGCGCGATGTCTGACTCGTTAGTAGCAAAGCCAATTAGCTCGATCCAGAACGCAGTAGAGCGTCTCAACGGAAACGGCTTCTATGATAGCCTCGCTCTTATTATCGAGACTTCTCTCTTTAACGAGATGATTAACACTCTCGACGTTCGCGAGATCTTTAACGGAAACGGTCAATACACTAATCGCCAGGTCATCCTCGACGCTCTCGGTGTTAATCAAATCATCCTCTGCCCAACTCGCTACAACAGCGCAGCAAAGGGTAAGGCAGCAGCTCGCACCAAGATCTGGTCCGACTCGACTTACTTCGTAGGTCAAGTAGGCGGCGGCGACTTCGCTAACGGCGGCTTCGGTCGGACTCTCGCTTACACTCCAGACGGAGGCGTATTCAGCGCAGAGTCTTATCGCGACGAGCCTATTAAGAGCGATGTCCTGCGCGTCTTCAATAGCGTAGACGAGGCGATCATTAACACCAACGCCTGCGAAAAGATTACAGCAGCGTAGTTTTTCTCCTACCTCTAAACTTCGAAGCCTCTCCTTTAACCAGGAGAGGCTTTTTCGTGTTTAAAAAAAAGTGATAAAATAGTGAAAATAACTATTGACGTCCTATATTTCGTAGTTCTTTATCTGTCATATCGGAGCGATTCACGCCTCGAACTTAACACGACAAAAAAAACACGACATGATAAACACATATATAGATTCTTATAAAGACGGTCAGCACTTCGTAGCGGCTTATTTTAACGAAGGTCATTTTACTACTACAGTAGCGAATCATCAAACATTCGACTCTTACGATGCAGCAGAATCTTTCGAGGCGAAAGTTCGTCGATTCGATCCTACATTAGATCAGCTAGCAGGCAGCGATCTTTGGACAGTTACTTCGGTAGCAGAATCTTACGAGCTACAGTGTGATCGCCATGCAGTAGGATCTCTCGATATGGATCGCGAATTTTAATCAGTAGTTAAGCGATGCTGGGGAGCATCACAAAAAGTTAAAAGCCTCCCGCGAAAGCAGGAGGCTTTTTCGTGTTTACATGGAGGCTATTAGTAAATGAGCCTAACAGATTTGATATCAGATAATCTAAAGTTCGCGATTGCGCAGATAAACGTCTCGCTAACTTCTCTCCCTGGTAACGGAGAAACTTACTCTGCGAACAAGCAGGACGCAGAGTCGAGCTTCGACATCTACGAGGACGGACGCGAGGAGATGATCGACACTAAGTTCTACCTGGCTCGAGCAGATTACTCTATCCTCCCGTCAAAGGGAATGATCTTAACGGACGGGACTACTAACTACAAAGTAGTATCGGTCCACGACGACTGCGTCGGAGTCACTAGACGACTCGACTGCGCGTCTCAATTCCAGAGATAACCCATGAACGCTTTCGACTTCGAAACTAACATCGAGGAGACCTCGATAGACTTCCTCTCCCAGGCGACGGGTCTCTCTGTAAATTCTTTCTATGCTTCCCTGGGGCAGGATTCGTTTGTGTCTCCTCGGATCTCGGTCCGTTGCGACGTCCAGGGATCCCAGGATCCTCCTACTAAAATCGATAACGGCGACATAGAGTATACTCAATACAGCGCGAACTTTACTATAGCGATCGTATCAGACGCGAGCATCGACGCTACACAGGTAGACCACAGAGCCTACAGGATAGCAGCCCGAAAGGCTATGCTGCTCGGCTCGGCTAACTGGAGCGGAGCGGACATCTCAGCTAATGGAGCTGGAACCTCTGCAGTAAATGCAGGTTTTTACGTAACAGGCGTCCTTAACGGTAAGGACGAATATAGAAGCGTTAATGGAGTCGGCAGTAAGAAGGTCCAGATCCGATGGTCTGGGACGGAATGGAATATAATCCTAGAGGATAACGGATCCTCTAAGTCTTTCTACAGCTCCACAGAGGACACTCTAACTCCAGATCTAGTCACGACCTGGACGATCGACGAGGACGGAGCCTCTCCCGCTCCTGCGTTTACTACAGGCTGGGACGCTCTACCCTACTACCAGGTAAAATACATGAAGCCGTCTGGGACGGACTTCGAGGTAGACGGAGACCTGGCAGTATCGACTCTGACTTACGAGATCCAGTTTACGATTAATCCAGACCAGTTCTAAAATTGACAGTCTATGCTTTTTTGAACCTCAACTTTAAAATTAACTACATATCATTATGGCAATCACACAAGACGGATCCGAACTCTTCGGAATAAATACAGCACAATTTAGCAGCATGATCGTCGAGAGTTTTACTCTCACGACTCCAGCAAATCGAGTCGATCTCGATAACGGAGACGGCGAACCTCTCGGCTCGACTATCGTTCCCCAGCGACAGGAGGCATCTCTCACGGTTCAAATGGGAGACGCAGATTCTCCTCCTGCAATCGGAGATACCGTAACTTATGGAGCCTTCTCGATCAACGTAACAGGCGTAGATCTTAACGAGACACAAGCAGACTACCGTCGCTACTCTATTAGCGGATACGTAAAAATCAACTAATTAGAGAATGCAATTAAAGGCGGTCAGTTTTGACGATGCCGCCAGGGATCGCATCGCAGACGCCGCAGCCTTTGAAAAGAGGCTGCGGCTCGAAGCTGTTATCGGAGTAGACCAGGAGGTCGCCTGCTTTAAGTTAAGGCAGATAACCGTAAGGGATCTGATCAATCTAGAGTTCTCAGAGAACAGGCTGGTCTCTGGAGAGATGCCAGGTCTAGACGATCTCCTGGCGTTCGTCTTCATGCTGTCCAGCGATCGATATTTCTTCAAGAAGAGATACGCCAGGAAGATAGGTAAGATCCTAAAGGATCATGAAACGGTAAGAGAGGAAATCATCTGCTACTTCCATGCAGCCTTTAATGATACGCCGTCATTCGGATCGTCGAACGCAGTAGAAAATGAGTTCGACAGCTCGGTATCTACCATGTCGCTCGTAGATAGCCTAGCATCTAATTATAGCTGGAGCCTGGACTCGGTATTAGATCTACCTCTATCGACGGCTCTACAGCTATTACAGCGCATTACACAGCGCAATCTAGGCGAGAAGTATTCTCTCCGCAATGGCATAACCCAGAAGGCGAAAGCCGCCGAACTGAAAAGACTAAACGAAGATGGCTAATTTCTCACTACTCGCTAAAATAGGAATCGACTCGAAAGCTCTACAGACTGGTCTCGCGAAGGCAGAAGGTAGGGTAGGAAAGTTTAAGGCTGCTGTCGCAGCGATCGGACCAGCTATCGCAGCGATCGGCTTTACTGCGATGGCTAGAAAAGCGATCGACCTGGGATCTAAAATTAGCGATCTCAGCGAGCAGCTACGAATAAATGCAGAGTCGCTCCAGGTTCTTATGGCGGTCGCTGCTAAGGCAGGCGTCGCACAGGGAACTCTAGAGAAAGCGTTAATGGCTATAACCATTCGGACGCAGGAGGCGATGGATGGTAACAAGCTATACGCTGATTCATTCGATCGCCTGGGGATAAATCTAGCAGAGTTCGCACAGCTCCCTACAGAGAAGAAACTAGAAGCGATAGCTAAAGCCTATAATGCTGCAGGGAAATCCCAGGAGGCGTTCGCTGACATCGCAGCAATTCTAGGAACTAGAGCTGGTCCTAAGATGCTCGAGGTCTTACGACGCATGAACGACGAGGGACTGCCTAGCTTGACGGAACAGATGAAAAAGGCTGGGCAGGTAATGGATAACGACGTCATAAAGAAGATGGATGAAG